CACACCGAGACACTCCCGATTGGTGGGATGAAGGTCTCGCATGGTATGACAAAAGAATAACAGCAAAATGAAAAAAGTAGAATCAGGGAAGTATACATTTTTTGTGCCAAGTAATTTACAAAGTACGGCACTAGAAGAATATTTAAAATCAAGAATGGATTTTCTGAGCCATCGTAGACAATTAGTTTTAAGAAAGTCTAATGGAACAGAAACTCATTTAGGCACAGGAGTAAGAAAACATGGCAAACGACATACCTCTTGACAAGTTATTAGGAATAACAAAAGAGCCAGTTGAGACTATGTCTCACAGTGATATGCTTCGTAATAATTTAAAAGTTCAGCATGAGAAAGTAAGTGCTGAAGTTGGATTGTTAGAAAAACAACTAGCAGACAAAAGAGAATACCTCGCAAAAATTGAGGGCGGATTAGATGTACTTGATGAATTACAGAAATGATTGTAATTCAGGACGACTTTTATCCTAAACCAGACGAGATTAGGGAGAAAGCTCTCAATGAGTTTTTCTACCCAGGAGTCAAAGGTAAAAGAATTATGTTCCCAGGTCAAAGAACGATAAGTTCTTTTTCTCATGAGAACTTTGTCTATTTAAAAAATAGATTACAACATATACTAAACAGGAAAGCTGTTTGGTTTCCAATGAAAAATAGCAATACTGCTTTTACACTTGGGTTGAAATCTAAGAATTATACTAACTGGGTACACCATGATTTCTCTAACTATACTGAGAAAGTTACGAATGAGATAGATGGAGAAGCATGGGCGTCTGTTATATATCTTACTCCAGATGCTCCTGTAACACACGGAACAGGATTGTTTAGAGATAAAGAAACAAAAACTGTTCATAAAACAGATAATTTAAAAATAAGTATGGAATCTTTCAGAGGGTTTTGGAAACAAGATGATTCCCAACAGTTTGAAATGCATACTTATGTTGGGAATGTATATAACCGATTAGTTATATATCCAGCAAAATATTGGCATGCTCCATTCAACGCAGGTTGGGGGCATGATAAAAAATCAGGCAGACTTGTACAAGTTTGCTTTTTTACTACTGAGAGAAGTTAGTGGATAATAAATTTAACGAGAAAGAAGCAATTCAATTACTTGATGAATACATAGGGTCAACTTATGGAAAACATTATAGTATGAATAAAATCCAGTCAACGGAGTTTATATTCGATGCTGGTCATGGCGAAGGGTTTGTCTTAGGAAATATCATAAAGTATGCTCAACGCTATGGAAAGAAAAATGGAAAGAATCTTGATGATTTATTGAAGATTCTTCACTATGGAATTATTTTATTAGGGGTAGAAATTGAGAATAAAGAAACACGAAAATCTTACACAAGCAAATATAACCAAGGTAATTAGTTTACTAGAACCAAAAGAGGGTAAGCCTATTACCAAAAAAGAGGCTTGTGCAATATTAAATATTGCCTACAATACAACTAGGCTACAAAAAATTATTGACGAACATAAAGAAATGATCGAGTTTCGTGCTAGAAGGAAAGCACAAAACAAAGGTAAAGCTGCAACTCCAGGTGAGATAAAAGCAGTAGTAAGGGCTTACATTGATGGGCAGAATGTATCAGAAATAGCAGGAGATTTATATAGGTCTCCAGCTTTTGTGAAAGCTATCATTGAAAGACTTGGAATACCCCAAAAGTTAGCAGACAGCGATTATGAAGGAATGAGAAATGCAATGGTTCCTGAGCAGTGTGTTAGAGAAAGTTTTGAAATTGGGGAAAGAGTATGGTTTGCAAAAAGAAATAAAATGGCAGAAGTACTTGAAGAACATAAAAATATAGACTATGAAGCTAAGTATGGATGTAAATGCTATAAGTTGTGGGTATTAGACCCTTGTGATTTAAGTAATACATTCTTTCCATGGATGAATGGCGATAGAGCAGGATTCTATGGTAGTGCTTTAGCTTATGACTTAGGAAGTCTAAGACATATTCAAGAATATCTTGACTAGTCAAGCTAAAAGGAAAACCAATGGATGCAATCACATTAATTATTGCATTATATGTTTCGGCATGGGTAATAATGTTTTTTAAAACATTCCCTGTCAGCATGAAAATAATAAAAGAAGTAGCACCTGACTCTGTAGTATATAGATATAGAGTAATAGGTGCAGTAGCTTATGCAGGTATGCTGTTTATAGCATGTATACCCCTGCTCAAGATAATATTAGATGATGATGCTCTTGAACGATATATAGTGTCATTTACAGCAGGAATATTAGGAGAATAAAATGTATAGAGGCAACGCTTATTTTGAAGCACTAAAACTAAAGTACTTAGCTGAAATTGCTGAAGCAGAGGCAGTACTAGGTACATACTTTAAAAACTCAGTAGGTATAGGAGAACATTCTGAATTATTACCAGAGTTCGACAAGTGGGTAGCAGTATTAGCTGAGGCTAAAGATAAACTAGAGGCATTAGAGGAGTTAATATGAGTGAACACCAAATACAAGAGTGTACAAAAAAATTAATAGCATTGATAGATGCAGTAGAAAGGATAGACAGATTTAACAAAAATACTTTGCCATATCGTGTGGATAACGCAAAAGAATTAGCAAGGGAGTTAAAGAGTGAGTCCACCTTTATTACTAAACTGCGATAATCATAGCATAGGGGTAATAAGAAACCCATTTGAAAGAGTAGTAACAGAATACTTTTACTCTTTTAATTACATAGGTTTTGATAAATGGGTTACTAAATTTACTCCTATACCACAAGTAGAACTCTTTAAAGATTGTGATTACATTGTAAATTATAGTGATTGGCAACAAGAGTTAAAAGAGTTTGACCTACATCCAAAAGATACATCAATCTTAGATGATGTTAAAATTGTAGAGGACTGGAAAAGGTGGTATACAATAAAGAGCAAAACTCATATTGCAATACTATATAAAGATGATATAACAACCTATGGTTATAGCTTCTAAAAAATAGTTCTTGACTCATGCTTAAACATCTTGTATAATATATTTATATTAATGGAAAGATATCAATATGAGTGATAGATTTTATATGCAAATGCGTGAAGCTACAGGTTGGGCACCAGGTCTGCCTGAGTTTTACAAAACAACTAAAAGGAGAAGAAAAGTGGCTTGGACAGATGAAGCAAAGGCTCAAGCAGTAGAGATGTATACTGTAGAAGAACCAACTCCAGAGAACAGTATGGAGATAGTCAAGCAGATTGCAGAAGAGTTAGGCGAGAGCCCAAACGGAGTTCGCATGATATTGACAAAAGCTGGTGTATATGTCAGAAAAACACCTGCTGTTAAATCTAGTGGAGGTTCAACAGGCGGTGGCAGAGTTAATGTTGCTGCAGCCCAAGAGGAACTAACTAAAGCGATAAGCGATATGGGAGAAGAACCAGACAGCGCTATCATAGGCAGACTTACAGGGAAAGCTGCTATGTATTTCGCTAACTTGTTAAACAAACTTAACGATTAACTACCCCTGAGTGTGGGGAGTGGGTAACTACTCTCCACTTTTTTGCATCTTTAAAAAGGAGCTTACAACAACCTAACCATTGATGGGACGCTAATAGATATTAACCACCCACAAGGATACGGATGAAGAAAGACGACTTTACTAAAATAGTAAACGATGCAGGTGATGCTATCATCACATACCGAAGTCAAAACAGTCGCAGACTGAAATATAATGTCTGCACCATGGATTTCGATAACAAGTATATACAGTCAAAGAAAAATAGAGCAAGACCAAATAATAGTCAAGTATTATTATTTTGTTGGGATACTGATTCTTTCAGACTATTACAACCAAGTAATGTAACTTCTATCGTGCCTTTAGCAAAGATACTGAAGAATGATAGAATTACATAGCGCACCACCAGTTTACGAAAAAGAAATAAACTATAATGCAGAGAAGCATGAGAAAATATTTGTAATGATAAACACTTTTCGAGGAGAGGAGTATTTACACATAAGAAAATATTATCAAGACTTTGATGAAGAATGGAAACCAACGAGAGATGGGATAGCGATTCGCATGGACTTTGATAATACTCGTGCACTATTCGATTCCTTAGTAGAAATCTTGTCTATATCAGAAGTAAAAGATGTTCTGTCAACTTATTTCAAAGAGACCCTCGACAACATCTATCAAAAATAATTCTTGACAACAAGTTAAAAATCGTATATAATATATGTATGAATAAAGAACTAGAAGCATATCTTCGCCTATGCAATCAAGCATACGCCGAAGGCAACCCACTAATCCCAGACGAAGTTTATGACCGACTTGTAGAAAATACTGAGTTGGAAAATGAAGTTGGGCATATTGAAGTTGGTGAGCAAAGATACAAACATCCGTATCAAATGTATTCTTTGCAGAAAGTATTTGTAGGAGAGGACAAAGAGCCTGACTGGGCTAGTACCGATACAAATATAATGACAACTAAATTAGATGGTGCT